GCGGTAATGTTGCCAGGGTACAGGTTCAGCGTAGTGCGGTCGTAGTCAATGTAGTAGTAGTCCGCAACGCGGATCGTGTCTTCGTTGAGCCAGTTGCTGATCGACTGGTCGCCCACACCCAAAGATTGCAAAGTTGTAATGGGCGCTGCGTCTGGGTACTGACGCTCGTACTCTGCACGGGTCAGGTCTTCGGTGATGAAACAATACTTAGCGTCCGCGCCAGTCGGGTCTTGGATCATCGGATCCATGTAGACCGAGAACGAGTTGCGGATGCGGCCAATCTTGATGTCTTGGTCAAAGGTGTTGTCGTCACAGTACTCTGTGAGCAAACGCAAGTAGCCTTCGCCGTAGGACACTTGGTTTTCGCAGGCCGTGTCGTAGGCCACGTCAGCGTCTGAGATGTATTCGATGTGCCGGATCATGCCGTTGAAAATGTCGGCGACTTCCACGTCAGCGTTGTCGTCCACGGGGATGACCTTGGCGCCTGGGCGGTTCTGCCGCTGGTCGTTTGTCACCTGACGCACATGCTGCGGCAGTTTGTTGATTGTCAGGCAGGGCCGTGCGTTGATCGTCTGGCCCTGCACCGCGCCGCGAGTCGCCAGCACATCGGCAGGCCACTGCCAGTGGTTGTCGGGCGAGCCGGCGTAAAACTTCAGGTCGTCTACTTCATCTTCACGCGACTCAGACAGAGCCGATACGGCCATGTCCAAACGTGAACGTGCTGTTGCCAACACATCCGCATCGCTTTTGTCTTTGGCTGAACCACCAACAGCAACGGCTGCGGCGGCGACTATGCCTGTTGGGTCTGCCATTATTTTATGCCTTTTGGTGCTACACTACGCAATAACAACATGCATTGGAGTAGCGTATGCCTAATTATGGACGCCCCACCGGCGTCAACAAAATTTGCGATTGCTGTGGGGCTAGCTATTACGTCCCGCCGTACAGGGCTAAAAAAGCAAAATATTGTTCCCGATCGTGCTTGGCAAAAGTACATCTTGAACAATTTTCGCATCTTCGTTTTCAGCCCACTAATAAGCCTAAACACACTTACAAGACTGTCACTATAGACGGAAAACAAGTGCGCGTCCACCGGCATTTGATGTCGCAACATTTGGGCCGAAAGTTGGAGTCTTGGGAACATGTTCACCACATCAACGGTAATTCGCATGACAACCGGCTAGAAAATTTAGCCGTATTGTCAAATGCAGACCACCAAAAAATTGAACTTGAAGAACGCATGAGAATTATTTGGAACGACGCAAAGTAGATTTTTTTTCCGCTTCGCGTTTTACAGCATAACTTATTGCAACGGCCTGCTTCACAGGCTTGCCAGCAGCCACTTCGGCCTTGACGTTTTTGCGAAAGGCTTCGGGTGTTTTTGACTTGACAAGCGGCATAACAGTCCTTAATCGTCGCGGTTGTGAATAGTGCTAAATGTGATTTTCACAGCTTCACTCAAAGCACCACCACCACCTTTGCGGTTAGCCAATGCAATGTCAGCATAGCCTGTACCAATATCACCAACATATGCCACATATTCACCTGCGCCAGCCACGCCGCCCGATATGTTCAAGATTAACACATCATTGGTTTTAATAGTGCTATTGGTCATGCGAAAAACGACCGTTGAATTATTGCCTAGCGACGCATCGTCCATAGTAATGCGTCCAGTCGGGGTGTTCAACGTCACAGGAGTGGATTTGCTAGTCAACTGAGTTACTTCGCCAAAAGCGCATGAGCAGTAGCCCAACTCCTCAGTAGCGTACACCGTAGTGCCGCGCATGAATTTAGGGTCGGTGCGGCCAATCACGCCGCCATCAATGTCTTGATCGCGGTACGCAACGCCAATGGGTTTGCTGTCGCTCATTTATTTTTTCTTCGCGGTTTTGGCAGACTCTTTGAACGCCTTGGCAGTCGGAGCGCCAGCAGCGCCTGGTTTACGCATCTTTTCGCCGCTGCCTTCTTTGATGCGTTCGCGTTTTGCCGCGATGTTACTGTACAAGCCAGGTTTTGTTGCCATGATTAGCACTTCCATCGTTTAAGGGCTGCTTTAGCGCGTTCGCCGTCTTTGGCGTTGGCCGCTACGGCGCCCATTCTTGCACAAAATGAATCCTTGCGGCCTTGGTCTGCCTTGGTCTTGGGGTTTGGGGCTGGCGCCTTGAGGTTTGAGCCAGTCGCAGCGTTGTACTTTGCGCGCCCTTTTTCAGTTAAGCCAGCGCCCTTGGATACGGGCAGTTTTTCACCGCGTCCGACAGACAAAGAAACAGTTTTTTTCGTTGCCATCTAGCTTCCCATCCAAGATGTGTTGGCCGAAGTGTCTGAATACGTCCGGCGGGTGGTTGTGCGCGCATTGTACTCGCCCCGATGGGCCACGGGAAAGGCAAACGTCACTGCAATAGCGTCCGCAGCGTCTGGCGAGGCTAAACCGCGTGATTTCATGTCTTTTTTCGACTCCAAAAAGATTGTTCCACGTGAATCAGGCTTCATCATAGGCGAAATCAAGTCCGTCTTCAAGAACCTGTCGTTCGGAATACTGGCCGTTTTCAGCCACTCCCGCATGTCGCCCCACATTTGCGCCCGCATATTGCCATACATTATCGGGTTTTTGGACTTGTTTCCAAAATTTACGCCCTTGATCTTGTAGCGCTGCTCTTTGAGCCTGTCCACAATACCCGCCCCCAGCCCGCCCTCGTCGATGACGACCAGCGTGGGCTTGTATTCCTCAATGGCGTCGATCACATACCCCACCACGGTCATGGTGTCGTCGCCTCGGTGCCGGATGATCTTCACAATGTCGCGCCCTTGCCGCACGGCGATGACTGTAGCGTCCGCGCCGAACCGCGCCGGATCGACCCCGATCACAATCGGCGCGCTCAAGTCCTGGTACTTGACCCGCTTCATGGCCTCGTCCACCGTATTGGCGCCGATGAACTGATCATCCCCCGCGCTTGGGAACTGGCCGTACACCTCGACGTGCGCCTGGGCCGAGTCCGGCCCGTACTCGTCAATGATCTGCTGGTAGACCGCCTTGTCTGTCCCCTCGACCGTGCGGGCGTCCACCACCTTGGTGCTCCAGAAGTCGCGCTTGGAGTGAAACGTCTCGTAGAAGTACCCCGTGTTGCGGCGGGGGTTGGAGAACGCAAACCAGAACCTGTTGGGCGTGTTCTCCGTAAAGAAGCCCGCCGTCACCGCCCAGATGGCGTCATCAATACCCGAGGCCTCGTCGAAGATGACCAGCACGCCGTCCATGTTGTGCACACCCGCAAACGCGTCTGGATTCTCAGCCGACCACAGCCGGCCCTCAACACCCCAATACCGAGTGCCCTTACGCAGATCGCGCTCGACCAACTCGGTCAGCCACTTGGCCGGTTGCAGACTGGTTGCGCTGACCTCGAACCAGTGACTGTTCAGCCCCATCGCCAGCCACTTGGTAATCTCGGCCCAGGTCACCTTACGCAACTGCGACTCGCTGTTGGCCGACACAATGGTCGTTGAGCCGATCCGCGTGGACAACATCCAGATAACCAGCCATGAGACGAGGGCCGACTTGCCGATACCGCGGCCTGACGCGACCGCTTCGCGCAGGGTATCGAAGTCAATCTTGCCGCCGTTTTGCTTGATGTGGTTTGCGATGTCTTGCAACACCTCGCGTTGCCACTTGCGCGGCCCACTGAAATGCTCCAGCGGCGTGCCCTTGACGCCCCACGGGAACAACAGCATCACGAACGCCAGCGGGTTGTCCTTGATCTGGGGCGACCACAGCCGCGCCATCAACTCTTGTTCGTCTTCAGCGCTGTACTTGGTGGACTGCATCTAGTTTTGGCGTGAGGTATTCACTTGGGTTGTTCTCGATAACGTCCATGACGCGCCGCTCGGCTTCGGCCAGGGCGGCGGTGATCGAGATGCGCTGATCCACGTCGATGGTGATGGCCTGCTTGGCGACCCAGCCGTGGACGTGTTGCAGAATAGCCAGGCTGGCCTTGGCGTCCCCTTCGGCGGCGGCTTTGTGCAGTTGGCGTGAGGCTTCTATCTCGCCATCAGCCTTGCCCTTTAACGCGGCGACCTCGGCAATTGGGTCAAGCTGGCACAGTTGGCGGTACTCGGTAGGCAACATGCCCGCAGCCATAGCCAAGCTGTCGCC